TTGCACCTGTAATAGCATCAGCAGCTATTTTGGCTGTAGTTACATTTGAATCTGCAATCTTAGCTGTAGTTACATTGCTGTCAGCTATTTTTGCAGTTGTTACCTGACTGTCAGCTATGTGTTCAGTATCAATAGAACCTGATACATAATGTTCAGAGTTAATCTGATCATCTGCAATCTTAGCTCCAGTTACTGCGTCAGCATTAATCTTCGCAGTTGTTATAAGACTATCTGCTAAGTCTCCTGTTGCAATAGAACCATCAATTATTTTAGCTGAGTTAACTATTGAATCTTTTAAATCTGATTGTCTTATTAATTGACCAGCTGCTTCTTGAGCTGAGTACAATAATTGAGTTTGGTTATTATTTAAGTCAGCTGCACGTATTGATGAACCAGCTGCATATTGAGCTTGAGCTGAGTCTACGTTAGTTGTTCTATAAATATGTATAGCTACTCCATTTCCCGGAGCACTATTAAAGACAATATTTGTATTTGAAATGGTGTAGTCATTGTCTGTTTGACCACTTGTGTTTTCAGTTTTTAGTACGTTGTTAAGTTCTATCTCAACATCCGCATTCGATAAATATGGAAATGTAAAGGCAAAGGTTGTTGTAGAACCATTGCCTGTATAAAAATGTTCAGTTGTCGCCATTTGTATTTACAAACGATTTGTTATTTAATTGGCGGGTGGGTTATCGAGTGGGTATTAATGTCTGTTGTAATGTTTGATCTATATTTCCTTCTTTTACATAATGTTCTTTGACACGCTTGTTATATTCACGTTGTCTAATATTGGCTAATGTTTCTTTATCTAGGTTTAATTCTGCCTGTCTTTTAGCATCACTAAATGCTCTATCTAATCTGTCAAATACTCCTTTAAATTTTTCAGTAGGTAAATCTTCACTAGATAAACCCATCTTTCTAGCAGCTTTGACAATATTTATAAAACCTTTAATACCATTTAATTCTGGATATCTAGAACTTTTATAAACAAGATTACTAGCATCTTTCATTATTGTTGCTATTTCTTTTTTATAAGTTCCAAGCTCTCCCATCTTGCTAAATATCGCAGATTTTTCTCTTTCTTCTAATTCAGCACCACCAATACTTCTATTAACTTTAGTTAGTAAGTCATATTCAATATCTACTAAAAATTGTTTTTCTGGACTAATACTTTCAGAAAATTTAATAGGACTATATGTATTAGCAAATCTCATCCAGATACTTTCTGGATAACCTACTTTGCTTCCATCAATAGGATCAAACTTTTCAGGTAGTGCACCTTGTGGGTCAAATAAATCTAACCATCCGTTTCTATTTCTCCAACCTTCTAACATGCCACCTTTCATTTGACGTAAAGCTGGATTAATAATCCTACCCATTTCATTACGCCATGAACCTAATGGTCCCATAGCATTGTTACCAAAACTGGAAGCCCATCTGTTAAATGCAAATCCATTACCTTGGAATATGTCATTCATAGGTTCAAGGTTTGATAAAACTGATCTAGAAGTAATTGAAGAAGCAAATATATAAACTAATTTTTGTAAAGCATTTTCAATACCTTTTTCACTCATTAAATCAAAGTTATCTACAACGTCAGCTACAGTAAACATCCAGTCACCTAATGGACCTAGGATATCTCCACTAGCCCATACTTCAGTACCGGGAATTTTATAACTTCTTTTCTTCCAATTTAAAGCAGTTCTAACTCTTTGCCTTGCTTTATTGTAGTGACCATTTCCATGAATCCTATCTCCCATTGCTCCATTAACTGCAAGCATTGTAAAGACAGTACCCATAGCAACTTTACCTTTAACTTCATGTCTTATAGTTCTAAACTTTTGTAGATATGTTTCATCAAAGATTTGTCCTCTAGATTCAAGTATTTCTTTTATTTCTTCTGGACCAAAATCAGTAATCTTTTTATTACCAAATGTTCCCCACATCTTTTTATAATCATTAGAAAGAATACCCATTGGACTATATTTTCCAAAGGTATCAATAATGTTTGCAGATGTTCGTGGAAATAATAAAAATGGTTTAAATACAGGATATCTATTTACTAGATCGTTTAATCCTTTAACGGTATCGCTATCTAAGTTAAGAGCTATTTCACTATTAAGATAGTTGACTCCAGCATCATCAATCATGCCTTCATCATCAAACATATCTTTTCTTATTTTTTCAGATAATTCATCTAAATTCTTTTTAGATAAATCCTTACCATCTTTAACAAGTTGATTAAATGCTCTTGTTTTAGCTTCAGTACTAGCAACAACTGATCTGGAAAATCCATCCATTGCAGTCATACTATTAGCACCAAATCTAAGCCAAGGGTCATCTCCCATAGCTTGTAAGTTTTCGTATAACGTAACTAAAGCTTGTGGTCCGTATTCGCCATTAGCTTCAGCAGCTTTAGCATAACTTTGTAGTACTTCTAATTCGTCAGCTACTTTATTAGCAATATCTTCTCTCATTACATAAGAGACTTTACTAGGATCTGTAGCTACCTTTCTATAAACTTTACTCATATGCTTAGTAGCATTAATTAAAGTATCATCCATAGAAAAATATGTGTAATGAGCTTTTCTTATTTCTGACCAATCTCCACTTAATCCAGCACCTATAAGAGTCGCCATAGGTCTAGCAGTTAAACCACCTAAGTTACCTTGTAAAGCTTTAATAGGTGTGGCGAAGGCAGATAGAGTTGAGTTGTAAACATTACTAAACCAAGCTCTGTTTATAATTGGAGCTACGTCTGGATTACCATCAATAATTGCTTTTTTAAATACACCTAACTTTTCAGATACCATCTTATTAAGTTGGTACATTGAATTTATATCTCCGTCAGTTAACTCATTAGCAAGTAATAAAGTTTTTAAAAAATCAGGATTTGTTTTAGCTGTATCTCTCAAAGTTTGTGCATAGTTTTTAGCGTTAGGTATGAGATCAAGAAATGTTTGCTCACGTTCAGAAAGCATTGCTTCGCCAGCAGCTTTCATTACTTTTGGATTCTTAGTATTACTTGCATTTTTCCAAGTTTTCATAAACGCAAGAGTAGAACCAGCATCATATGCAGCTATACCTTTTTCAACTAATAAATATTCCAAACGGTCAGCGATCTGATCTATAGCTCTTTCCATTACCATGTTGTCATCCATAAGTCTGACACCTTCAGCAACGTCAGATACTTGACCAGCTAGTGATGTAGCTAAATAAGCTCTAGCTTTTTTTGCATCTAAATCTAAAAGATCATCACTTAACTTTTTAATAGTTTTAGTTACAGCGTTATAACCTTCTTTACCTACTACTTTGTTTACTCCATCTTCTAAAGTTTTTTTAGTCTCATCCAATAGTTTTTTCATATCCCCGGGAGACATCCTCGGATCAGATATTACTTCTGATAAACGATTACCAGCTTCATCTATTTCATCGAATGTAAGTTTTTTACCAGATGCTAATTCAGCTGAATATCTTCCACCATTTTTAATTTCTTCTACTAATGATCTAATTAAAACTTCTTGAGTTCTATTATCTACTTCTAAACCATATTTAAGAGAAGCTTCAGATACAACACTACCTAAACGTCCATAACTTGTATCAACGTTTTTAGCTATACGTGCAGCATCAACCGCAGCTCCTAATATACCGTCAGCATCTTTTGTTCTTACAGCAGATTCGCTAGGGTCAAATACATCATCAACTCCAAGCATTGGATCTTTAGAGTTTGGATTAGTACGTTTTAGATATGCACCTAAATTATCTAGTTCTTTTTCTCTTCTAGCTGCATTACGCATTATGGTATCTTCGATTGGATTCTCTGCAAATTGAACGTCAGAAAATTCATCTTTAGTTAAACCATTTAATCTTTTTTGTAGTTGTGAATTTTCAGAAGTAAGTTTAATAGTGTTTTCTAAACTTTTACCACTTCTAGTGATATAAGCTACTCCTTCAACAACACTAGACAATAATCCAAGAATTGCTCCTTCATTGACATTCTTTTGTCTTTTAATGTCAGGACTGTCGCCATCATTAGTTGCCCATGTTTCAGGAATAAACTGATATGTTCTCGGCCAGTATTTCTTTAAAGTACCAAATAAATTGTCATCTACTTTGTTTTGTTCAGCCACAAAATCAACAGCTGCGCCAGTACCAACATCAGCACCAAATTTAGAAAAGTATGCAAATGATTGTCTGTTGCCTAGTTTCTGTAACCATGGAGCTGTTTTACCAGATAGATGTAATTTAGTAGCTCCTTTTATAAGCATTCCTCTAAGACCTAAACTTGGAATAACAAGTCCAGATATGTTTCTTACAGCATTTGCTACATCGCTTTCATACTTCTTAGGTTTTTCAATGTTTAATTTATTTCCATAAGGTAGAGCACTTGTACCGAAATTCCATGCATCAGTCATTGTGTCAACGACACCTTGAGCTGGAGCTGAAGTTACGTCATAAAAGTCTCTAGCAAATTTGGTACTAGCATTAGCACCAAGTAAAGTTCCTTCTGGATTATCTACTGTAAATAAATCTTTTGTTTGTGATGCATCACCTTTGCGTGCATCTCGTCTTTCTTGAGTGTTAAGAGTACCTTGAGTTTCAGGTTGTTCAACAGCCGTAGCTGCATCCTCAGTTGCTTGTACCTCTTGTTGAGCAGTAGTTGCTTCTAGAAGTTGATCTTTAATATTAATAAGATCTTCATTTGTAAGCTCTTCACCATTCTCAAGATCCCCTTGGGAATCAATTGGCATGATAGTAATTAGTAATGTTTATTGAAAAGCAGCTCTTTTAGGTATCTCTAATTCTTCATCATCTGTACCTTGTTCAGATATAAACGCACATTGCCTTAGCAATTGATTAGTAGATAAACCTTCAAAACCCTTTTCTCTTATAAGGCAATTTATAAATGGATCACCTTGGCTATATATTTCAGTTATTGATTGCAATTCTTCAGGTATATTTTCTTTTGGTATTCCATATACAGCAGCTTGTCTTTCTAGTATTCCTCTAACACCACCAACGGCTTCAGGTTTACCATACAAAGAAGCCATAGCTTTTAGTTTTGGACTGTATCCTTCTCTACTTGCAAGACGTGTCATCTCTTGCATTACTTCAGTTTCACTTAAAAATACATTGGGTGTATCTAAAGCTTGTTGGATATTATTATCAGCCATTTCAAGTTTTACAGCTGTACTGTAAAGATCCATAGTTAACTGAGTCTCTGCATTTTTTCTAGTAGTAGATGGAGCAATTGAGTTCATATAATTTTGATATAACCCTTTAGAATCAACTACAAACAAACGTCCATCATCTTCACTTATTGCTACTTCTCCACCACCATTTTTAGTAAAATAAGTTTCAACATTAATAGCAGCATTAACAGCAGCATTAGGATCGCCAGCATCAGTTAATCTAGTAAATTCTTCTTCAAACTTTTCAACTAACTTACCTCGGACAGCATTTGTATGTGGCATTAAAGAACCACGACTAGCTCCTGCCCATACATTACTTTTTGCTTTAACAATTTGTTCTACTGAACTTCTTGAATCCTTATAGTTTTTATCTTCACGTGCTTTTTCTTGAGCCTGTGCTCTACTTAACCATTTCTTTTGTAGTTCAAAACTAGATCCTTCTACTTCTTCTACAGTTAATTGACCTTTCATATATTGAGCTTCAAA